TAATTGTTTTATTAATTCCTTATTGTCGTATATATTTCCAATAACAACTTTATCACATTCTTTTATCCATTGTTCAGTAATGTGGCAACCACTATCTTCTGGGTAATCCACATTAATTGCGACATATGATGCTTGAACATTATCATATTTTATGAAGTGCTTAAATTTTAGTCCCTCTATAATATCTCCTTCGAAAATTTTAGAACCATTTATATCGTTTAAACCTGTGTATTGGCTTAAATATACGACTTCAAGACTTGCTCCTTTCGCATTAATAGTTATATGCTCTGCTGTTCGGGTTTTGTAAGCTCCAATACCCTCGACCCAAATTCCTCCTTTACCGACAGGCTTTCCTCTAAAGATTATTTCTCTATTCATATTTCAACGCTTTTAAAATTATCTTTACTTACATACCCTATTTCCTCCATTAATTCAATGGCTTTTTGAATATCAATTTCGCTTCCATGATATTCAAGGATTATCTCACATCCAGTACACATTGATACATTTGGTGTTTCATCTTGGAAACCCCTGAACACTAACTCTTTTTCTATATTTTGTAAAGCAATAGAAAGTTCACTTTCTTTTTGTTCCGCTCTTTTTACAAGGTTTCTTAAATTCATAACCCCAATACTTGTTTAATTCGTTTCTTGCAGTGTTCGTTTGCTGCCTGCTTGGCTTCTGAAAGTGAGAGATAGCAACTAATGTAATAGCTATTACAGAATAAATGAAATTCGTTATAAACAAATTCTATCCTGTAGAACCAGTTAAACACTGTTACGGCAAGGTATGGTCCATCTTTGTGAACTCTTTTCCATTTCAATTTAGGTACATTCTCTATTACGCTCTTACGCCCTGCCTCAAATGCACAATTTTCTATTTTATCACACATTAGCAGTATGTGGTAGTTTGCCATTTCGCTTGTGCCATACTGTGCGTGTATCTCTTCGCACATTTTCTTCACGTTGAATTTCTTTTCCTCCATAATTATTGCGGTTTTAAAATTTACTTTCCATTTCTTTTAAAAGGCTTTGAATGTAATTAAAGACCTCCTCTTTGCTGACGATGTTTTGTTCTGCTTTTTGTATTTCTTCATAGCGCAAATAATAGGGCTTAAATGCAAAGCCCAAAGGCTCATAAGCACCTTTAAATAAGCTATCTATTGACATTATAGATAATACTTCTGCGAAAGGCTTAACTGTGTCATATTCTGCTCGTCCTTCAATATTGATAAAGTAATAATAATTATCATTTATATAGCAGAATTTGCCTATAAGGTTTTTATAGCGTTCAACTATCAACTTATGAATAGTTTCTTCTCTTTTCCTTTTTGATTTAATTAAGCGTTTGATAAATGTTCTTTCGCTTTGTACTGCCTTTAAAAATTCTCCGTGTGTCATTTGTTTTATTTCTTTTTAGTTTTAGTTACTCGTATGTATTCAATATCGCTATCAAAAACCCTGTCTTCGCTCCAAGTGATTTCTGAAAGCTCTTTAAAATCTTTTACTCCTGAATGCTCGATTTCACCAAGATTTAGGAATATTCTTTTCGATATATTTTTCATATTTTCTATGTGTTTAAAACAGTTCTAATTGGCGAGGGTTAAAAAAGTCTTTATAGTAGGCAATCTTAGCCAACGCCCCTTTTAGTTCTACTATTACAGGTGTACTCTTTTTTACACCCTCTTCTTCATCATGAATTCCACCTACAAATTGAATTTCACTGATAACACGTTGGCAATTTTCACTTAGTAGAATTAATGCAGAGTAAATTGCTTCCTTTTCACTTGCAAATCCATCGTTTTTTACCACGTAAGTAGAACCTTTACCACCTCCACTATTGTAGAAGTTGTAGGAATAGCCAAAAGTCCACCGCTCATTATCTGATTGCGCTGTTTCAATTTTGAAATTACAGAATTTGTTTGCCCATTCTATTTTCACATTTGGGGTCAAGCAAACATCACAAATATTAAAGTGAAAATTTTTGTATCGATGAACGATGTCATCGTGATTTTCCTTTAGGTATTTACCCCATTCCTCAAATGTAAATTTTTGACCTGTACATCTGCAAGCATGGTGAATATTATTAGTTTCTGTCTTCATTCTATATGTTGTTTTTTAGTTAAAAGAACGCTATCCTCACGGACTGCGCTCTATGGTTACATGATAAAAAAAGAGTGCTATTTTCACAAACGGCACTCTAAGCATTTCTAATTCTAAACAATTAAAATATTAATATGACGAAATAAAAACAAATTACTTACCTGTCGAGCCATATCCACCTGTACCACGTTCAGTAGCACTTAATTCGTCAGCTTCTTCAAGCTCGATTTGTGGATATGGAAGTATGATTAATTGGGCAAATCTCTCGCCTATTTCATAGGCTTTTGTAGGGTATTCAGTCTTTCTGAAAACCGCTGTAACCTCACCTCGATAGCCACTATCGATTATCCCTGCAGAGTTAGTTAGAAGTAATGTTTTCTTCGAGTTACTACTTCTTGGAACAACCAAGCCAAAATACCCCTTTGGTATCTCAAAAGCAAGCCCACAACCATAAGTTATAGTTGTCTCATTTTCTTCTACACTTGTTGCTGTTAAATCTAAACCTGCGTCACCATCTTTAGCGTAATGTGGTATCACTGCATTTGGGACTAATTTCTTTACTTTTACTTTCATTGTTGTTTGGTTTTATGTGAATTGATTTGTAAAATTTATCAGAACCTTGTTTGTTTTACTTCTGTTGTGTTTATTTATTTGTTTGGTATAAGTTATAACCACAACACAAAATAACGTCTTAAATCGCTTTATTTTCGATATGTTGAATTTTTGAAGATGACAACTTCTAGCATTTCATTAAATCTATCTGCTATTCTGTCGCCATATTTTGCCCTCACTTCTTTACCTGTGAGGTTGGTAGTTATAAACGTAAAGAGTTGATTATTATAGCGATATTCTAATAAATCAATCATCGGACTATACACATTGCCGTAATCCATAACATCGGTAGCTTCTCGCCCCATGTCTTCAATTCCTAACATGTCGGTTTCACGTATAGCACGTGTGCTATCGCCTTTCATAAGGCTTGCAACATCTTTAGCGTCTATTATTCTTATTCCTTTGCGCTCATCAAAATATCTAGCATCTGAAAGGTAGTTAAGTGCATTTTGAAAAGCCATCAAGAGAGTTGTTTTGCCATTACCACAAGTACCGCATAGCATTATACCAAACTTAGGATTATCTGCTGTAAGGCATCTAGCAACACTTTTGATATTGGATTTTGTCACTTCATCGTCGATATATTCACGATGTCTATTTTGTACTTCTGCTTGATAAGCTGCTATTAGCAAGTCATTAGCTTGCTCGGTAGTCATCGGCAACTTAAAACGTGTGCGTGTAATCTTCCGCTTTGCTAACAGCTCTTTCAAAACCTCTACGTTGTATTTTTGATTCTTTTCTATCGTCTGCATCGTTTTTAATTTTTAGTTGTATTCTTAACCAATCGTTGAAGTGCTGTTTTGCATCACTGATATTGTCGTGTTTTTTACCTCTGCATTCAGCGTCAAGTTGGAACTCGTTTAGCCAAGCTTCTAAATCCACTTTGCTAATTTTATGCTTCATACACATTTGCTCTATCCAAATTTCCTCTTTCAAAAGCTCCCCCACAAAACCTCCCTCGTGCGTACGTGCGTGCGCTGTTGATGAAGATAATAATATATTTTCTTCTTTTTTCTTTAGTTGTTGCTCACTTGTTTGCTCACTTGTTTGCTCACTTGTTTGCTCACTTGTTTGCTCGGTAGATTGGTAACTACCATATTTACAGATAGTTATTAGTGTAAATTTGTTTGTCGTTTTTCGTAATATAGCACCGCTTTTCTCTAGAATTTCCAATTTTCTTCTTACACTTATTACTGGTATTCCTGTTTCTTCGCTTATGTTTCTTACAGACGTCACAAACTCACCTCTACGGATATTAAAATATTTCCATTTCTTATCCCTATCATTTGCAGATACAATCAGATGATAAAACAAATGAACGACTTGAGAGTCTTTGTACCACTCCCATTCTTTTATTTTTCTATGTAATTTAATCCATCCACTTGTCATATTAATAAGGTTCTTTTGTTAATTCAATATTCAACTTATTATCAGCAATATATACAACTTTTCCTGTAGCTTTAGTTATACATTGCTTAAACTCGTCTGCACGGCTATTATTTGAGCTTAAATGAAGTAAAACTATCTCCTTTGTTTGGCTCAAATCGCTCTCCATTAAAACACGCTTACAAGTGCTTAATTCCATGTGACTAATCGCTAATCGATTACCCATTTCAGCGTGAATAACTCCACTTTCAATATTATAATTTAAAACGTCACTTGAATAGTTACATTCTATCATTATATGGTCTAATTGTGGTAGCTCATCTTCTATGTCTGCGGTGTCTGTGGCAAACAGTAAACGCCCCATTTCTACATGCTCTATAATAAACCCAACACATGGTACATCGTGGTTCATTTGCAATACAAATATTTTAAAATCCCCAACAATGTAGCCGTGCATCGGTTCAATAACTTTGCAGAAAGGCTTGTTTTTTAAGCTCTGTGACGCAAAGACATCTTCGATTGATAGAACTCTAACACCATACTTTAAAAAGCTTTGGAGAGCTTTTGCATGGTCTTGGTGTCTATGAGAAACTAAACAGCAAACAACATCTTTAAAGCTAAAATTCAACGCTTCTTGAATTTGCTTAAACATTATGCCACACTCTATGATTAGTTTTTTGCCGTTATTAGCTTCCAAGATGTAGCAATTTCCTTTACTACCTGAACTTAGACATTTTAGTTTCATGCTTTAGCTCTCCAACTGTTTTAATTAGTATTGTGGTTGTTCTTCTTCTGTAGCTGGAGCTTCGGTTTTAATCTCGCCTGTCTCCGTGTCTACTTTCTCATACTGCGTTTCGTCAAGCATGATAGGCTTTCTTTCTTCTGCTTGAACAGTGATAATTTGCTGTTGTGGTGTATCTGTATTATCTTTAGAAATTGCATCTTGCATTTCTACAGAGAGATAACCATACTTAGATAGCAAGCGTCTTACAACTGTCTTTAAACCCATGTCGTTGAAATTACCCTCCCAACCTACCTTTGTACTTGCTTGGTTGGTTTGTGCAGCCTTAATCAAATCTTCTACTTGTGGCTTGTTTTTGCCTTTGAATGATGGCGAATAGCGAAGAGCGTAGTTTGCCATATCTTCAACACTCACATAAAGGGTTTTAGAAAAGCCATTGAGTAGCTCAAAATAGCAGAAATAACCCACAATTTTGTCCGATTTCTTTTCACCATCGAAAGCAATTTCACCTGTAAGCTTGTTCACTTTGCGAAGTTCACCCTCATAGACAAAGTCTGCGTTGATTGTTTTATATTGACCTGTACGCATTGCCAATTGGATGTAGCCTTTATAGCCTGGAATAAAGGTTGGTGTAGGGACTTTAGTCCAAGTTCCATCAGGGTTTTTTACATTATTGTTAAAGACGATGATGTAAGAAAAACCCAATGCTTTGTTTAGCGGTAGTCGCAAAGTAGCAGCTCTTAAAGCTTCTGCTACAATTAGTGATGGTTGACAAGCTTGTAACGATTTGTCACCTGTATAAAGGTCAATTAAAGACGCCACAAAAGCGTCTTTATGTTCACCTAAAGCATTACCAAATTGAGATTGCACAGATGGTGCATTGATAACCGACTTAAGTATGTCTATTGGTCGGTCTTGTTTTGTTGCTAATTCTGTTGACATAGTTGTTTTATTTAACTGTTATTGTTTCGTTATCACTCACATACAAGCGGATTTGCTGTCCTTGAGTAGGTATGATATTTTGCACGCTTTCGCAATTATCGATAAAGATTGGAGCACAGATGTTTTTGCTTTTGCAAATGGTATTGATAATGTCAAGTCCAACGGTGTAAGTAGCAGCTTTGTTTAACATGTTGTAAGGAACACCATCTAAAACAGCTTCGCAAGTTTCATATTCACCGCCATTGATTTGAGTTTCAAACATCTTAAACTTGACATGCTCAAACATGCTGTTGATTTTCTCCTCCACCGCTTCAACTCTTGCTTTTGAGAATTTTTGAATTGTGAACTCAATGCCCTCGAGTTGAGCAAGCTCTTCTGCTTGGTTTTGCATCATCGTTTCAAGTTCTGAAATGCGCTTATTGCAAGCATCTATAGTTTCTTTTGTGCGAAGAGTGAAAGTAATAGTTTGAATGTCTTTGCTTAGTTCATCTTTACGCTGTCTTAGCTCTATATCGCTTGTTGTCTTCATCTCGCTATTAGCCTCATCTTGCAACTTAATAATCTTGTTTTGCAACTCGATATATTTTGCATCTGACTTGATAGCATCTGAATTATCAGGTAGCAAAATTTCTTCTTTCAATATTGGGTTTGCTTGCTTTTCTTCGATACTTGCAATAGTATTTTGAAGTTCATCGTTTAGCTTTGCAATCTCGTTTTGCAAACCCTCCATTGTCGTTTTATTATTTAAGCCTGCCTTATTGTTTTCTGCAAGATGCTTAGCTTTATTCTCGTTAAAGCGTTCTGTTAGCTCGGTTTGCTTTGTTTGAATTTCTTCCACCTCAAAGTGTCTATGACAAGTAGGACAAACGAACTCATCCTCACTGAAACTTATCTTTTGAGCATTGATTTCTTTCCACTCATTAATAAGTTTCTCACGCTTATCTTTACAGAGAGCTATCATTTCTTCTTTTGCTTTGATTAGATTGCTTAACTCTCTCTTTCTCGCTTCTAACTTAGCAAGCTCATCAATGAATTGTTGTTTTGCTTCTTTCCTTGAGTGGTAAGCTCGCAAATCTGCACTTTGTAACTCCATTTCATAGTTATAGAGTTCTGTTTTTACAGCATTCATTTCTTTTACTTTTTGTAAACGCTCTTGCTGGCTAGCTTCATAAGCTTTTGAAATGTCTAAAAGCTGACTTTCAATAGCTTTTAACTCGCTTTCTTTTGATGCTCTTTCTTCTTCGAGTTCAGCCCAATTTCTACTCTCGGGCATATCTCTCATACGTTCATCGATACGTTCAGGAATAGAATCTAACTCGCTCTTTATTCTGCGTTTCTTTGATGAAATTTCTTTCTTATACTCTTCCATCTTTTTACCTGTTAGATTTTTAAGCAAGCTTTCAAAATCCTTATTTCCTTTTGCCACATCCTCATCAGAAATTTTGCCTGCCATGTCAAAAAGCATTGCTCGTTGAACTTCCATTTTTTGAGAAGTGAAATGAAAAGGATTGGTGATGAACTTAAAGATTTGCTCGGGGCAAATTGCATCGATAGCTTCGTTCCACTCTTTTACGCTCATTGGAACATCGTTATAATAGCGTTCTTCCTCGTTTCCTGTGAAAACTTCCTCCGATGTACCACGTTTTCTCACCCACTTCTCATTGAGTTTGCGAACAAGTGTAATAGTTTCACCATCAACGACTAACACACCTCTAACTTCATGTGCTATTTTTGGTATGATAACGCCATTTTGGTCGTAGGTTTTAACATCAAAAACTTTGCGACTATTGCTATCTTTACCAAAAAGAAGCCAAGTAAACGCATCGAAAATGGTTGTTTTACCAATTCCGTTTTTGCCTAAAATACTACTACACACATCGTTAAAATCGATAGTGAGCTGTCTAATTCCCTTGAAGTTTACAAGAGATAAGCTTTTTAATAAAATTGTTTTCATTTCTTTATATTGTTTTTTATCCAACTTTCATAATTTCTAATACTTTGCTTATATTGAAGACCAATTTACGACCATCTCGATGTGTCGCCTTGTCAAATCTTCCACTTTTAATCTTTCTATTTGCTGTTGGAATTGAGCAATTTAGAAGTTGTGCAAAGCCTGCAACACCATAAACAAATTGAGGTTCTTTTTGCTTGGTGTCACTTTCAAATAAAGAACTCTTTGAAGCGTTTATTAAAACCTCCAAGAACTCACCAACTGTCATGTCGATAATTCTTTTATTCAAAGTTTCTTTTGTCTTTTCTGCTTCTTCGAGCAACGCTCTTGACATCATAATTAATCCTCCTTAATTAATTGTTCTAACTCGGGTAATTTGCCGTCTTTTGACCACTTTAAGAATAGCTTTGTATAAGCAAAAGCAGCGCAAAAGCCTATCACTTTCGATGTAATTAATGTCACCCACCAATTCTCATGTGAACGTGGTACTGACAAAATTCCTACGATTGCAACAAAAGCGATAATCATTAATGTTTGGTATCGCCAATTCTTTAATAATGCTATCATTTTATAGTTGATTTGTTTGTTTTTATTTCATTTTATCGGTGAAAAGATGTAGTGTTGAAAGATTAAAAGAAATAAGCACCATCTTCACAGACAGTGCTTATTGCCAATGTTACGCCAAACATTTAATCATTAAACTAATTTAAACCATAAATAACTATTAACCTATGTATCATCTTTCTCCGTTGAGTGACTATTGCTGGAATCGAGCCAACACGAAATGACCTCATATAGCCTCATCTAGTCGACGTTGAGAACGTTTAGGTGGTTATTGCCTGTAGCCTATTAACTTCACTTCTTGCTATATATTGGTTAAGGTGCTCAAAACAGCCTTGCAAGTTCGGTGCTCCTAGATTTTTTTTGTTTTTTTGCTTAATCTTTTGTAGTGAGATTGTACACTTTTACCAATTCAGTTTCAACTCCATTGTATTTTTTGAGAGCTGTTTGCCTTATCATTTCTGATAAATCAGAGTTCACTGTTCTAAAGGCTAGCGCATCATAAATACACTTCGGTTTTATCTTAAATTCAACAGACAATTTCAATAAATCATCTCTTGATATTTTTATTATTGGTATTTTTCTTGTAATTCTCATTTCTATGTACTATATTTGCAATTGTATTTATTACGAAGTGTTTCGTATTTGATTACGTTTGCAAAGATAAAGCAAAATGAT